CAGCGTGATGAAAGCGTTTTCCGAGTATAGCGAGGCTTCGTGGACACAACGTATAGCCCATTCTTTAGTACGGGCAATTCGGCAGCCAACACATTGGCCGCACGGTAACTTGAGCCACTCCGCAGTCGGGTGTTTTGGGACGTCTCGTTCTGCGACGATGACGATTTTTTGTTTTCCCGTGTCCGTGAGTAACGAGGGATGACGATAGGCATTGATCGGATGATAGCATGGCATGTGATCCTTTCTGCATATATGGCATCGGGGGCAGGGGGGTAAAGCCCCTGGTTAAGACCCAACCGCTTGAGAGCCAGATACAGCTCTCACTCGGAGGGTCAGTGCAGTTATTGCCGGAGAGACAACCACCGGCAATAGTAGGAAGGAGCTTCGCTCCATAATTAGAGGCGATAACCCCCACGGGGGGAACCGCCAATGTTGTTTCGCTTATTGACTTTCTTCGCTGTGCGAGAAAATAAGCTTTTAGACTTGCGCTTAGACATACGTCTGCGTTTCATAAGAAGATCTCCGATAGATAGAACGATTAACGTTTTTTATAAATATTGAAGAACTCGTCGCCATAAGGCGTCCATTTTTCCCCTTTCTGAAGATCCTTGCGGAGAGGAGGATACGCCTTAGGCTTTTTCGATGATTCACCCAATTTACCCGGGAAAGGTTTGTCCAAGGCAGACTTGAGACTCCAACCGGAATTGGGTTCCGAGTTACCATTAAAGAAGCCGCCCATGGCTCCCCACTCAGGGGGAAGACCAACCATTTTAGCGGCATTTGCACCTTGCATAACGGTGCGATAGAGAGGGTTGTCATCATACCATCGCATGGTGTCCGCAGCGAGCCTAGCTTGGAATTTCGCCTGGGGAACCTGCGCAGCAACCAGAGCAGATGACACACCCTTAGATAAACCATCGGCCAAGCCGGTGGTTTGAGCCAGGCTCCCGCCTGGCGTAGAAGCACCGGACCCACCTGCGGACAGGATAGGATTCAGGCCGGCGGCGCGCAAATCAGCGACTTCTCGCTGGTGCGCAGTATTAGACATTTGAGCTTGCCACTTGCGATTATAGCTGGCTTCGTCAGATTGTTGTTTGGCCTGGAACGCACTCGAGGCGAGTCCTAAGGCACCACCAACAATTGAACTTCCAGCTTTGCTAATGGATTTAAAAGTGTCCTTGAAAAAGCCCATCAGATCCCTCCTAGAAGTGATCAATCATACCAGGCACACTGTATACTGGCATTGGCCGCGTGCAGTGATACTGGAAATAGTGATCCATCAACAATTCAGGCTCAGAAGTCACAGCCACCACACGAGAGATCGGTGGATCTTCTTCAATGAAGGCCTGGTTCAGAACTGGCCGCGTTAGAAAGTCCTGGGCAAGATGATACATATCCAGGCTGGCCGCAGCAGCAGAACGGAACACGCCGGTGATTTGACTGTTTTTATACCGGAGTTCGGCCCAACGTTCTTGGTACCCGAACACATCATCATCACCCGCAGTGCCATCGCAATAGATTTCTTTCGAGAGCACCTCTTGTTCACCAAGATTGGCCAATGCAGGCCAATAATAGTCGTACTTGGTTTGACGTGTCCACATGCGGTCATAGCATTGCTGATAAGTAAGATCGGCTTTGAGATTTACCAAACCGATAATGACGCAGTGTTCAACGAATGACTTCGAGAATCCGATACCAGACTGCTGAGCATAAGCATAAGCGGCAAGTTTACCCTGTTCAGTCGTATTCGTCTCAGAGGTTTGAGGAACGGGGTTCACATTGATTCTGGTGGTTCCCCCTCCTATATATTCGCTTCTCTGCAAGCGGAAGTCGGGTGAGGTAACTTGAAAATGGCTCTTGATCAATTCGACATACCGAGTGCCGCCTCTGGCGTCACGTTCGAGCATCTTTTGAAGCTGAAAAGCTTCACGCAAAGAATTTATAGTCGCTGCCGTCGCATTAGACAGGTCAGCAACCAGGCCCGATCGGTCTGGATTGGTATGCACACCAACCGAATAGGTATTAACCGGGTTAGTACCTCCAGACACGGTGCCCACAGTTGTGTTATATGCAGTGCTACCGCCAGCCAGATGACCGCCCCCGGCAATCTGGAACAAGCCAAAATTGTTGGCACCATCTATCAGGCCGAGGGCTTTACCATCACCTTGAACAGGTGCGCTATCACCAAGCGGTAAATCGACCTCATCACCTTTCTGCGGCCAAGGTAAGCACGAGGTGAAATAATCCCGCCGTTTGCCACGGCGAAGAAGGCCATAATTGGCCATCGTATCAGGACCATCACCTACGTCCAATTGTGGATGGTCGATTAAATTTTCATCCCTGAACCAATCATGGTAGATTTTGTTGTATCCACGCCAGTGAAGCGCGTTCGGGGTGATGGTATCCACACCAATCGGGAGACCAAAGTAATCGCCCAAGTGACCCTCAGGAATACCGCCGGCAGTGATTGTCATCTGAGGCACGGTATAATCCGTGCTATCGCCAGGCGAATCCTGTTCCCCCATAAAACGCTGCCAATTGGTCCACAGCAATCTGTTCGGAACCGCAAAGAAGAAGTAATCAAGACTCAGGTTATCCATATAAGGGACCAACGGGGTAGCAAGCCTCGCCACGGTGCTCACCTTGCACGTAAAGGTATCGCCAGGATAGCACTCATCGACTAACACGGGGTAAAGGAAGGCACCGTCTATCGAAGTTTTGAATGAATGACTGCGATCGAACGTCGAACGCATGATTTCGGCACGGGGAACGTTCTCAAACCTATTCCCCATGTGGCTTTTGTTTCTCATACTCATAACAGCTCCAATGTTAAACTGGGGGAAGTGTCACTTAGACAGTTGGGAACAAGTACCAACTGTCTTTACGGTGCCTCAGGAGGCACCACAGGCTCCACAGGCGCTGGTGGAGCCTCTTCTTCTGGTTTGACCGGCCTCGCTACCAAGCCGAGTTCAACGGCCTCAGCCTCATTCTGTGGATCAGAGAGGAAGCCTAGCAATTCGCCAGGATCGTTACCAAAGCGCCTACGCAGATCCGCTGGCAGCTCCATAAAACGACTTCTGGCCTCAATAACCGCGTTCTGTGCCGTATGAAAATCGCTCACACCAGTAAAATCGCCGAAAACCGGCTCCCTTTCAGTTATAGGAATCATTTGGCCCTTGCGGGCCTTGGCCATGATTGTGTTGATGTTGCACTTCTTCCGGTGGCTCTGCTCCGTCATGGACTTCGCATCTAAAGACACGCCCACACGGTAAGACCCATTCTCCCTTAGAGTTCTGGTCGATACCATTGGATTGACTCCTCAAAATAAATTGCAATAATTTGACAAACAACGACAAACACTTAACAAACTTGATGTTACTTCTCCTTTAAATCAGGGTTCAAACAAGCTTCGACGCTGCAAATAAAGGCCGGTTTAGTCTCAGGTTTAAGCATACCACTGGCATCATCGAACGCGCCCAGGTGCATCAACTGATAATCCTCAGGAAACTGAGCCACCTGGTGCTGTGGCTGCGATCGCTTGATCCTCTCGACACCACGCATGGCATCAGGCACATTGTGAAAGTACATCGGGGGTAGGTAAAATTTGGTTTTCACATCATAAAACGAATAAACTTGAATAATCATTTCTCATAGCTCCTTCTTGCACGTTTCAAATTAGCTTTAGCACATTTCTCCATCTGGAGAAGGCGCTCAGGACTGGCCTGTTTTGCGATAGCTACCTCCTTTCTTTTCTCCTTAATTTCTTTCATAGTATCTGGTGAAAACTGATCATACACCGAATCATAATAACGGGGAACCTTAAACTTCTTCCCTTTAGACGTGCAGAAGTCTTTGGGATAGACGTCACCAGGATTCTCCATCAGGAAACCGTGGCCGATACCTGGCCGACGACTCATCGTGGTGTATTCGGGTTCCACGCACACCAACTCCCCTGTTTCGGGGTCCTCGTGCGTGTAATGCTCTTGAGCATCTTCACCATTGATTTTCTTGTGAATGTAGCCAGCAACGTAAGCGGCAGAATCAGTAGTGACAGAACCAGTAGTGCAGAAACCAAGCTTTGCATAGTACCGACCGTCACGCTCAAAAAGAGTGTCCTCATCATAATAGCGGCAGTCATAGGCGTCGATTTCCTTAGACCACAGCTCGTCGAGTTGTTCTGACACATATAGCGGAATTCCTTTCACGATTTTCCAAAGGACTTTATCATCAAAATCGAAATTAAAGAGACAAGCATGGTGGTGCGGACGGTTGAATTCTTCACCATATTCTCCACAGTGGAAGTATCTAATCGGAAAATGGACACCATATGGTTGCAAGATTTCACCAGTGCTCTGATCGACCTTGGCCGGGATGTCAACGGCATCCTTGCCAGAAAAATGCTTGCGAAGCCGCTTCATAAAAAGCTGGAAGTCACGCTTGACCAGGGACCTGTCACGGTCCATATTTTGCTCATTGAAGGTCAGCGTGATGAAAGCGTTTTCCGAGTATAGCGAGGCTTCGTGGACACAACGTATAGCCCATTCTTTAGTACGGGCAATTCGGCAGCCAACACATTGGCC